AACCGACGCGTGCCACTAACTCTGGTATTTCATCTCCCTGCTGAATGCCAAGTGGGGCACTGTTCCTCCCATGCCCACGGAGGAACAAACCCCGCAGATCGGGCACATGGTCTCCGATGACGTTCCGCAGTTCCGGATACGGCAGGAACATGACGCATTGCGGCTATGGTCGGGCACGGATGAGATATCGTACGGCCATATTCACAGGACGATTCTCGGTGGAAGTAGGGACCACTCTTGCGGCCGAAAAGAACGGATCACTTCCGTCCACAGGGTCTCCGGGGAACATTGAACCAAAATCACCAGAAAATCCCGCGTTGGCTCTCGCTGATCTGCTTGTGAATGCACCACCATATTGCGGTCCAGTATAACGCATATGATTTCCAGATTTCATTGTTCCAATGATATCTCTGATTGTATCTCCTTGAACTTCATTTAACAAACCAGAACTATGTGTAGTCGAGGTGATGCCAACAGAAGAACCATTGTTCTGGAAGTGCGTCTGTGAACCATACCCACGCAGGAACAATCCACGCAGATCGGGCACATGATCGCCTATGATGCTTCGCAGTTCCGGATACGGCAGGAAGCAGCTTGTATGTGGCTACGGCCGGGCGCGGATGAGATAGCGGACGGCATAGGCTGGAGGCTGAACGGTAGTTATATCATCACTATAAATAGATGATGATTTTGACGCATCAAAGCCAATACCAGACATGTATGCCGCGCTTCGATATCCGTTATTCATTGCATCTTGTGTACCCCAAATAGGATAAAATGCACCATTATATATTATTCCATATTTATCAATGTCAGAGAATTGATCAACAGGTTTAGATGAACGAATCTCTCCTTTGATATTCGGGAGTCCTGCTTCGATTTGAGTTCCTACAGCATGCGTTGCATCCCTTTCCTGAAGTACGCGTCTCCGCAGATCGGGCACATGATCGCCTATGATGCTTCGCAGTTCCGGATACGCGTGAAATCAGCCGTATTGGGGCTACGGAAGCGCACGGATAAGGAAACGCACCATGTAGGCCGGCGGTTGAACGGTATCGGAATTTCCATAAACAGCATTGGCTAAAGAAGCATCAAAAGAAAATCCTTCGATCCCTACGCTGCCGGGCTGTCGATACCATACGCTTGAAGTTCGGCTTTTGCCTATTCGGAAAGGTCCAGTCCCGACACAATTTCTAAATGTAGAATTAGATCCTTGACACGCCAACGGCGTAGCCACTCCATCATCATTGCCACGGTTGATTTCACCTTTGATATTCGGCAATCCAGCATCTATAGTTGTTCCTACGACATGCGTCGTATCCTGTTCCTGGAGTACACGACCTCGCAGATCGGGTACATTTGCCCCTATGGCGGCCCGCAGTTCCGGATACGGCATGGTGTAGCTGCATTGCGGCTATGGCAGGGCGCGGATGAGATAGCGGACGGCATAGGCTGGAGGTTGGACGGTAGATGATTTTCCATAAATTGTATTGTATCGTGCAGCATTAAATTCAATATTTACCCATTGCCAGCCGTAACCATTTTGTCCCATCATACCTCGACTATCTTTTTCAAAAAATGCTCCAGTAGGCGTTATCCAACCAAAAATATTGCCTGATGGTCTTCTTACAGAAAATTCTCCTATAATATTGGGCAGACCGGGCTCAATTAGCCCCCCTACAGTATGTGTCGCATCTCGTTCCTGAAGCACGCGGCCTCGCAAATCAGGCACATTGAGCCCGATGATGCGCGACAGTTCCGGATATGCGTTATGTCAGCCGTATTTGGGCTACGGCTGCGCACGGATCAGGTAACGAACGGCCATGTTGACGGGGCGATTCTCTGTTGCTGTCGGGACAACATGCTCTGCATCGAATTCCATATCATACGACCCGTTGCTTGGGTCTCCGAGGGCTCCATAGCTGTATCGTCTCGTAACCCTAAAGGGGCCTGTTGCAGAGCCACCAAGCAATCTGCCATGGCTGAGGATTGCTGCATAGAGACTGCCATTACCAGACAGCTCTCCCCTGATATTCCTGATAGCGTCCCCTTGCATGACGCCCAATTCGCCACTTAAATGCGTGACCATCCCGTAGTGTGTTGAGCTTTGGCTGCCATACCCCCGGAGGAACAAGCCCCGCAGATCGGGCACGTTCGCCCCGATGAGGTTCCGCAGTTCTGGATACGCGTTGATTCCCGTGGATTTTAGCTATGGACGGGCGCGGATAAGATATCGGACTGCCATATTCACAGGGCGGTTTTCATTAGAAGTTGGTACAACACGAGCGTTATCGATATTCATACGAAATGTGTTATTGCCTGCACCATTGCCATAAGTGCTCCATGAGTTTCTATATATAAAGTTTGTAACAAATATGCTCTTGCTCGGATTGACAAATTCGAGATCAACTGAACTGCCTATTGAAACAACGCCGAGTGCTCCTTCAACTTTTCTAGTTGAATCCCCCTGCACCTGCCCAAATGCACCTGAAGAATGCGCAGTTGAAGTAATTCCAACAAGTGAGCCGTTGTTCTGTGAATGCGCCTGTGAACCGTATCCGCGCAAGAATAATCCCCTCAAGTCGGGTACGCTCGCCCCAATGACGTTCCGCAGTTCCGGATACGGCAGAAGGCAGCTTTGATGCGGTTACGGCCGGGCACGAATGAAATACCTGACGGCCATGTTTACGGGACGGGTTTCAGTAACTGAAGAATCAGAACGAATTTTTGCCTTATTATACTCCATATTATATGTTCCACTTTCACCAAACCAGCGTGGAACAAGAGCATTTTTCCCTAGATGACCAGCCAAACTCCGTGAATATCCGTCAAACATAATTTCAACTTTCATGTCATTAATACGGGCTGCGTCGTCCTGTTTTATGCCCAAGGCCGCACTATTTCCCCCGACCCCACGCAAGAACAACCCTCGCAGGTCGGGCACGTTTGGCCCGATGACGTTCCGCAGTTCCGGATACGGCATGGTGTGGCTGCATTGCGGCTATGGAAGGGCGCGGATAAGGTAACGGACGGCATAAGCCGAGGGCTGAACTGTAGACGATCTGCCATATATTGGATTTGACTTCGATGCAGAAAATCCAGCCTGTGATGCATACGGTCCTGATCCACCATGCGAACCATCTACGAATCTGCTTGAACCACTTATACAGTAAAAGGCTCCAGTGTAATGTTTACACCACCCACCAACAGAAGCATTTAGTGACTGATTGAATTCACCAGATATATCAGGTAACCCGGCTTCAATATTTTGTCCTACAGTATGTATTGCATCCTGTTCCTGGAGTACACGGCCCCGCAGATCGGGCACGTTCGCCCCGATGACGTTCCGCAGTTCCGGATACGCGCGAGTCCCGGTGCGGGACGACTATGGACGGGCGCGAATGAGATACCGTACGGCCATGTTCACAGGGCGGTTCTCTTCGGCAGTCGGAACGACGCGAGAGGCATCAAATTCAAGGAACGCTAATGTTGAAGCACCAGGGGATTCGAATGATTTCGTATTACCCTTGAAACAGAATGCTCCAGACATATTTTCATTGCGTCCTGCAAAACTACCTGTAATATTGCGTATTGCATCCCCCTGCAGGATGCCTAGCGCGGCACTCTGCCCGCCGTGACCACGTAAGAATAATCCCCGCAGATCGGGCACATGATCGCCTATGAGGCTTCGCAGTTCCGGATACGGCAGGAAGCGACCGTAATGCGGCTACGGCAGAGCGCGGATAAGGAAACGGACAGCGTAAGCCGACGCTTGGACGGTTGATGAATTGCCGTAGATAGGATTCGAACGGGACGCATCAAAACATAGCGTCATTCCGTTTCTGGTAGCATCGGACACATAGGTGCCTCCTTCAGAACTACGGCCTTCCATGTAGAGGCTTCCTGCGCTCCTTCCAGTGACGCTGCCGCCTATGCCCCGGCCCCAGCCGAAAACAGACCCGGACTCATAAGAACCGGTAATATTCGGCAGCCCAGCCTCAATTTGAGATCCCACGACATGCGCCGTATCCTGTTCTTGGAGTACACGGCCCCGCAAGTCGGGCACATTCTGCCCGACGATGCTCCGCAGTTCCGGATACCCTGCGACGCGCATGGGGTGTGGCTATGGACGGGCGCGGATGAGGTAGCGTACGGCCATATTGACAGGGCGGATTTCATTTGCTGTTGGCATACTTCTTCCAGAACTTACACCTATATCTCCACAATTATTATTTGCACTTCCGATAAGGCTCCAACGCTTACTATTTATGTTATAAAACATTCCATCATCTCTTTGATATTCTGTACGACCGTTGGTAACGCCTCGTAATTCACGTGTAGCATCTCCTTGTACAAGACCTAAAGCTCCTGAAGTGTGCGTAGTTGATGTGACGCCGACCGTAGAACCATTGTTCTGGAAGTGCGTCTGTGAACCATACCCACGCAGGAACAATCCACGCAGATCGGGCACATGATCGCCTATGATGCTTCGCAGTTCCGGATATGCGTTATGTCAGCCGTATTGGGGCTACGGAAGCGCACGGATGAGATACCGGACGGCCATGTTCACAGGGCGGTTCTCTTCGGCAACTGGGACTTGAAGAGACGAGTCAAATATATATTCTGCATTCCAATACCTAGCAACATTTGTGTCGCAAACACCATATGCTATTTCGCCAATACGAAAAGCGCCGGTCGCTGATGTTCTGAAGTTTCCTTGAGATACCCACGATATGATTGTCCCTGAAATTTTCCGTATCGCATCTCCCTGCTGGACACCTAACGCTGCACTGTTTCCACCTACGCCGCGCAAGAACAACCCACGCAGGTCGGGCACATGGTTTCCGACGACGTTCCGCAGTTCCGGATACGCGCGAAATCAACCGTATTGGGGTTACGGCAGGGCACGGATAAGATATCGAACGGCCATGTTCACGGGGCGGTTCTCTTCGGCAACAGGCACCACACGGGAGGCATCGAATTCTACGCAGCCCCTGTTATGGGCATAGTAACTACCTGGATTTGCTGAACCGCCAGTTGTAATGTTGAAAGCCCCTGAAGTTTGATCCCAAAGGTAAATCAAACTCAATGCATCCATATTCAATTTGCCAATGATATTTCTTATTGCATCTCCCTGCTGCACTCCAAGCGCGGCACTGTTTCCCCCATTCCCGCGCAGGAACAGTCCCCGCAGGTCGGGCACGTTCGCTCCTACCAGACTTCGCAGTTCCGGATACGCGCCGATTTCGGTGCGGTAAGGCTATGGCCGGGCACGAATGAGGTAACGGACGGCCATGTTCACAGGGCGGTTTTCTGTCTCTCCTGAAATCCTATCGACAACAGTAGAGCAGACAGATTGCGGGGCAGAGGTTCTGTTCCAGCTTTCATTATTGCCCGCCCAGAGGTTAGGTGTGAACCTGTAGGGTTTTGTTATCATGTAAACACCATCAGTTCCATCATAGTAACCGACGCGTGCCACTAACTCTGGTATTTCATCTCCCTGCTGAATGCCAAGTGGGGCACTGTTCCTCCCATGCCCACGGAGGAACAAACCCCGCAGATCGGGCACATGGTCTCCGATGACGTTCCGCAGTTCCGG